TTTTTCCGTAGGCTGTAAGGCGAGGTCTGGCGGTAAAACCGCATTGTCAGAAGCTATCTGGTTAAGAGTTCTGTAACAGGTAATGTAGACTTGGGGATCAATTTCATCAAGTCTATTTTCTTTAGCTAGTATTTTTATATCTTCCCATTTTCTTTTAGTGGCTTCGCCACCTATATTATATAGGAAAAATTAGTATATTTATTTATTCATCTTCTTCTACAATCATTGAACCACACATGTTATAATGATCTCTGTATATTTTTCCAAGTTTTTCTTCATCATATTGACCGTCTGTTACCAGACTGTCTTCATCATATCCATTATGTATCATTAAGTCATAAAATAACAGCACAATTTCTTGATCGAGCTTTTTAGCTCTAGGTGTTATACCCTCATTCAACATAATAGTAGTAATATCAAGGTATCGGATGAGCATACCTTTTAATGACCCTGAAGAAGGGGCATGTCCTGATTCCTCGTATACACCGTCTCCCATATAGTATTCCCCTTTGAAGAAGTAGTCTGTTTCCTCCTGTAAACCAGTTTCTGGATTTATAGGTGCTAGGTTACCTTTTTTACAGTACTTCTGGTTTGTTTCTGTATCTGCATGAGCTATTTCCCAATGGCAAGAAGGGAATTGTTTCTTAAGAGAATTCAAGGATCTTTGGTTTTTGAAATAGAGGTATCCTTGAAGATGGGGAGTCCCTGTAGTAGGAGCGGACTCCCTTGCAATAATTGAGTATCTAGTATCTAAATTATTTAAGTAGTTATAATCATCCTCAGTATAGTTATTGAGGGTGAAAGTAAAGGCACGAAATTTTGACATGAAATTTAAGAAGTGAGAGGTTGGAAAGGAGGGTGACGTCATGCTGACGTCAGCCGATCGTGTGGTCCAACCAAGGCATACCCGGGCATAGACCCGGGTCTTCGCGTGTGACTCGTGTTAGTCACATGGTCTTAAAAATCTTCATTTCTTAAATTACTTTTAATTTTTATGTCAGGTTTTAATGTCTTTGATCCTATTATTATTGAAGCTGACGCTAGTGACCACTTTGATGGTTACGGTCAGACTGTTCAACCAATTGGTAACAATGTCTATGGGTCGATTACAGAATACTTGTTTCAAGGATTCTGGATGTCACGAGAGCAAGTCGTTCCTGAGGTGAGAGAGGCCGTGTTGCTTTGCTTAATCAAGGCCGAGACTTCTGAACTTGCTGAGAAGTATGGAGAGAGACTCTGGATGGACATTGAATTGGCTGAAGTACAAGCCATCCTAAGGAAGAAGTATGTGAATACTTTGAGACTGAATCGACTAACTGCCCGAAACGTGCACCGCCTAAGGACTCGTGAGGTAGTAGTAGTCGATAATTAATGAGGAGTCGAGCTGGCGAGTTGCAATACAAAGCTTCTATTATAGCGCTATATATTAAATTGAAGTATGAGGTTTTTTATATATGCCCTATGAATGAAACTTTGTCTTTGTTTCCGAATGAGTTGTATTATAGGATTCTTCCGAAGGAAGAATGCTTAGTGTCTCATGCATGCGGCGTGAGATGGCTGTGATCAGATGCGACGTAAGGAGCGTCTGATCACAGCTATTGTTCCCGAGCTCCCCCTAAAATAGGTTTTAAGGGGCAGACAATAGTATTTAATATTTATTACTATTGGTATGGCGGGACTAGGATATGAAATCGCGAAGCGATTTCCTTTTCTCCCGAAGGGAGATTAGTGCATTGCGTAGCAATGCTTGTATAGGATTGCGTAGCAATCCTCTTTACTAAGGAAGGATGGCTGGTTTTTATATAACTATTGTTAAACTTATCCGTTATCAGGAGCCCATAACAGGGTGGGGGGTGGGAACGGGTTTTAGGGACCCGTTGGCTCAGCAGGTTATGGGCTAGTATTACCTATGGAGGGCTGGTGAGCTGAGCCGAGAGGCGAGAGTGAACCAAGCCCGACATAGCCTGATAACGGATAAGTTTAACGATAGTTATTATGAATCAAGCTTGCCTTGTATTGTTTATGATAATACTAACAACGATATTAGGATCGTTGTTAGTAGATTACCAGCTTATTGCTGGTGGACAAACCACTATATCTGAGTATGCGAAGCAATATTGGTGGTTTAGTGCGTGTTGTGCTGTTTTTATTGGGATGCTAGATGTTACTTTTTTATGTCATGTTTATATGTAAATAAAAATAGTCATTGTATTTAATTATTTAAGCATATCTCTTGGCATTTGACAAATTTGGTAGGTATTAACGGTAGTAATACCTGCCAAAGATGTTGTCATTTGCGCACTGAAACTTGCTGCAACGGTAGGTGAAGTATTTATAGTTATATAAATATCTACCGTTGCAGTATTAGAAGTTTGCCCTCCTGGTTGCGAACTTATCATTGCTGCACTGTAAATTGCAGGATCTGTATTCTGTGCACATCCCACAAAGGAACCAAACGCCCAAGTGTTTCCTCCTAATATTGGTCCTCCGGCTGTTTGAGTAACAAAGATAGAACATCGGTATAAACCTGATGTTAATCCTAACGGGAACGCGAATGTATTAGCATTGTTAAGCGTTCCTGTACAAGTTACTCCTATCGTATTTTTTGCCAACGGCCAGGCCCTGTTAATGTTTGTCTGGGTAGTGTAGTAAGGCACTAAACTAGACCCGATGCTACTGAAGAATGTGGTAGTTCCACCATTCATATTACCTGCGACAGCATTGGAACCAATTAGAATATCCATTTGTTCGTCCAACCCTTGTATAGTACCGAACAATTGAGCTCTTGATAATCTAACTCTGTAAGCTACCCAGAGTTCTCCAACGTTTATTACTGTTCCCACTGCAACGTTTACAGGTAGTCCTTCTGTTGCAATTTGAAAAGTACCAATGTCAGTGAAGACTTTTGACTTGGTAGCTGGGCCTGTCCTAACGTATAGTTCTTTAGTTGCTCTTTTATTTGGATCTGTTTCTACACCGTGTACCATATGCTCGCTTGGTTTACAAGCGTTAGCATAATCATAATTTTCCATTTGAATAGTTGATGTAAAAGCGGGAGCGTCAGGATCATATTGGGTTGCCATTACTATTTTACCCAATGCGTTAGAGTTACTTCCCAGTTCTCCCGATGTAGGTACGTATTCAAATATTATTCCTTCTGGTTCGTACATAGTGAAGTTTTGAGCTGTTTGACTTAGCCATGGAAATGTTTGTTGTAATCCGACATTTAAAGGATAAGAAGCGCTGGTGAAAGCGCTTGGTGTTGATAATCCAGTTCCTATAGCTGTGACATTTCCTAAGAATTCTCTATGGCTGAGTATGATATCTCCACTGAGATCTTCTGTTTGGTTTACAGTAAGAGGGGTTTCAACAGATCCTGCCATAATCTGGTTGCCGCCGGCGTCCCCCCCATAATCGCCACGGCCTCTGTAGTTTTTTCGGTAGGATTTCTTTCTGTATTTACCCCATCCTAACCATCTGCTAGTAGCAGCGCCAGCAGCGTAGCCTAGATGTCCTCCTGGTGCTCCTCCTAAGTATGCTCCTGCCCATCTTCCACCAGCTCTTAGTGCATTTGCACCGAATGCTCGCATTGCAGTGCGGTAGTCACCTCTACCGTAGAATCCTGCTTTCATTCGTTTTTCCCTTTGGGCAGCAGTAGCTAGTCCCCAAGTATCACCGTATTCAGTTCTACTTGCAGCTGATCCTCTCTTTGTCATAGGATTTTGCTGTGCATTAGCATACTCCAATATTCCTTCTGGAGTTGCAATCTTTCTTTTTTTCCATTCCCAGTCTTGGTTAGTAGCGCGTCTTTTGCGTCCGTACATGTTAATAAATTTAGAAGTGAATTTATTTAATCAAAGTCTGCTATAATTTGCTCATCTTGTGAGCTGAGTCCAAGGAAGTCGCCCACGGTTACCACGTGGACCACGCGAAAGCGTCTTAATATAGGGTCCAGAGTGGAGTTGTCTGACCAGATATCTTTGGGGTGATAGTTGCTAGTTACAATTAGCTTTTTAGGTCTGATTACCTTGCTTCCTCCTTTGATTTCTGCAATAAAAGCATATCTATCTGCCCATATTTTTAGGTGGTATCCCATGTAATGATGAGCTTTATCTAGATCATCCATTAGTACATTTTCTTGTCCCTGGTAAGCATCCCACCATTTGTTATTAGCCATTTTTCTATAAGCATCTGGATATTCCTTGATTGCTAATCTTGTTTTTCCGACACCTGTTTCTCCCCAATACCAGATACCGGCTTTTTCCGTAGGCTGTAAGGCGAGGTCTGGCGGTAAAACCGCATTGTCAGAAGCT